ACTGGCGCTTTGACTGTTAGCACTGTAACCCCATAATATGCAGCAAATAAAGATAGGGGGTGCTAGCCATCCCCTTTACTTTTCGATGTTGGCGATTGAGCAAGTTTTTTCTGATTTGCAGGTTGACGATTTTGCAAAGTTGGGCAAGGTTATGAGCACCAAAACCGCGAGTAACTCCTTAAAATTTGGCAGGGCTTGTGCTTTTGCTGGCATACAGGGCGGATATCGCAAAATAGGCGAAAAGTGCCCCTTTGCAAATATTGACGATTTGGCCGATGAGGTAAAAGCTTTTAACGAATTGGAGCCTGCAATCATTGGATTTACTAAAGCGGTAGAGGAATTTTTCAAGCCTGCCGATGACGTGGCCCCAGTGCAGGGAAAGTAACAGGCGGAAAGGCCGAGCCGTTGACCTTTGACCGCCTTAAGCAAATAGGTTACGGCGAGATGCTGATGCTAGAGGCAGATTTTGCTAATTGCTCACCTTTTTACTTTCGCCTGAGATTGCACGGGATGCGGAAAGCGCAAACCCAACAATATCAAAACCAGTGGGAGGTAAGCCGATGGATCGCCGCCACTATTATCGCGCCACACTTAAAGAAACCAATCGCGCCGCAAAAGCTTATGCGCTTCCCGTGGGAACAGCAAGCCGAAAGCGTGCAGGAACAAATTGAAAAGTATAAGCACATTTTTAACAAACTAACCCCACCCCCTCAAGCGTGAAAGCCGTTAAAGCCCTTTATAATATCCTCAGCAGCAACTCAGCACTTACTGCAGTTGTAGGCTCTCGAATTAATCCGCTAAGGATTCCAGAAACTAGCGCCTTGCCTGCTATCGCTTACCAAGTTGTAAGCAATCGGGGCAATATGACAAAGAGCGGGCCAAGTCATTCGGACTTTACGAGGGTGCAGGTTATGATCGTGGCCACCACCTACGCCTCAGCGATTGCTGTGGGTGATTTGGTGCGCAATGCTATGGAGGTAGCAACTCCTGCCACTTTTAACGGGGTGCCAGTGCAAGTTATTGAATATGAGGGCGAGGTGCACCTTGCGGACGATAACGCAGGATTTGCTGGGGTGTCAACTATTGGGATGGACTTTATAATTAACTACACAAGATAATGGCAGCGCACAGTAGTATAAATATTGCGCTCGGTGCAGACGTATCGGGTTTAAATAAAAATATCGCCAACGCCGCGCAGACGGTGGAAAAAGGCGCGCAAAGGATGCAAGACGCAAGCCAAAAGGCAGGCGAGGCAATTGCTAGCGCGTTGGGTAATATGTCGGTACGGGATGCAATTAAAGAGGTAAGCCAAGCAATAAACGACCAGAAACAAATCACGCTAGAATATCAAAAGCAACTCCAAAGCCTTCGCGATAAAAGCGCCGCAATGTCGGCCGCCGATATTAAAGGTCAGAGAGCACTGCGCAAAGAGATGGACGCTGTAAAGGCTGCCATCGCTGGGCAAAAGTTGGGGATTGCGGATTTAGTAAACGAGAAAAAGGTACTGGATGCAGAGCTAGCCAAAGAGATAGAACTGGAGAAACAACTAGCCAAAGCCACCACGGACGCAAATAAGGCATCCAGAGAGCAAAAGACAGTGAACGGGGCAACTCGTGCAAGCCTTAACGGATTGGCTACCTCATTCAGTTCCGTATCGTCAATTATGGCAATTGTGGCAGACGATAACGAGGAACTGCGCAAGGCATTGATGGCAACAAACGCAGCCCTTAACTTTTCGGCCGCTGCTATGCAGGTGCGCGATTTGTCAAAGGAGTACGGCGGTTTGGCCAACGCTGCTAAGGATGTAGGGCAATGGATTAAAGCAAACCCTTATCTAGTAGCTGCTGCTGCGATTGCTGCTATAGGTGTGGCGATTGCAACGGCTGAAACTGAGGCACAAAAATTTGCAAGGATTCAGGGCGAGGTAAACAAGGAGTTAAGAGATGCAACGCAGGACGCTCGTAGTTCTGCTATTGAATTGCAAACCTATCTCGATATCGTTAACGACACTACTCAAAGCGAAGAGAAAAGACAGGGCGCACTTATGGCTCTTAAAGACGCTGGGATTGCTGTCGATGACTTAAATATAAAAACAGCCGCAGGGTTAAAAACGCTAAACGATCGCGTACTAGACAGCATAAATTTAAGCATCCAAAAGGCTATAGTTGACAAAGCCGCTGCGAAGATTGCCGAGATAGAACTCAAGAGAATTGAGGATATAAACGAGGCGCAAAAGTCCCAAAATGGGTTAATGAAAACCGTGCTAGGCTCACGGATTGCAAACGCAGCCGCTGCAGGTACTGAGGTTTACATAAATCAAAACGCTGCAGCCGCAACGCAATTGTATACCAACGCAATCAAAAACGCGGGTGATCAGGTTGCACTACTTACGCCAAAAGTTAACGAGGCAAACGATTCGCAAAAGAATTACAACACCTCACTAAAGCAAGGCGCAAAAGACGCTGAGAGCCTAGATAAACAGATTGCAAAACTGCAGGCGGCTATTGACAAAACAGGCAGAACAAAGGGCAGCGGAGATAATCAATTTATCCCACTGGATCCGATCACTGAAGCCAAAACAGAAACGCAGCGAGCGCTTGACGATATTAGCGCCTCGCAGCAGAAATTTAAACAAGCTGGCCCTCTAACTTCTGAGGATATTTTTGGCGCTGACGAGATTGCACAGGATGCGCAAGTAATTGCCACAACTATCGACGCCCTGCCTCCAAAGTTTGAGGCGATGGCTGACCGCTCTAGCGAGGCGTTCCAAAAGCAAAAGGCGGCGCAATATGCTGCAGCGGTTGACACTCAGGCTTGGGCAGACAAAACAGAGATAGCGCTACAACAGGCAAACGCAGCCTTTGCTACTTTGCAAACCCAAGCGGCTGTATCTTTTGGCCAGTTCCTCGGGGATCTTGCCACAGGAGAAAAAGACGCAGGCAAAAATTTCGGTAAAAATATGCTAGGGGCAATTGCTGCCTTTATGGACGCCCTCGGTAAGGCTTTGATTGCTACGGCTGTAGCTTCTGACGCTTTCCAAAAATTAATACTTACAAATCCTGCAGGGGCAGCGGTTGCAGGTATTGCTTTGATTGCAGGGGCAGCCATCGTGCGCAACTCTTTAAAAGAGGGGCCAGACGTTACGGCCTTCGCTGACGGTGGTATTGTTTCAGGGCCGACGTTGGGACTTATGGGGGAATATCCAAACGCTCGTAGTAATCCCGAGGTTATTGCGCCGCTGGATAAATTGCAGGGGTTGCTAAACACTTCAGACAGCAGCGGATTTGTAGCAAGTACAACAATTACAGGCCGAGATTTGGCGATTGTGTTGGAGCGTTACAATAAAGACAGCAAAAGGGGGTAAATTCGCAATATGGCACGCAAATACTACGGCTCTTTTTATTCTATTACAGGTAAACTGCACAGGGTTGAAATTTGGGACGGGCCAACAGGTACCACACCAGAGATACAGGCAAGGCTTTACGCCGCCCGAGTGAAAGCCGCAGGGGGATATCAGGAGGGCGCGGGGTGTCTATTGGAAAAGCTGCAGGGGCTTAATAGTTCAATTGAGTTGACGCTTGGAGGCGTTGGCTACGAAATAGAGAGAGAGGGCGAAGGCGATACTTTTTATGAAAATGCTATCCGCCCCTCGCGCAGTACAAGCTATTGGGTGATTCCACTCGATACGATTTTGGGTGAGTTCAAAGCTATTGCCACAAATACTGAGCAATATTGGGCGGTCTTAATTTATCAGGATGACGTACTTCAGCACGTTGGCAGGGTGCTCGCGGATCAGATGACTTTTTTGCGCGAGGCAATACAAGCCAAGCCGATTATTTCGCTTGCTGCTGTGGATGGCTTGGAACTTTTGAGCGGGTACAAAGTGCAAGCCTCGTGGTTTACGGATGGCAAAATAACTGTAGCGCAATTATTTAGGCGTTGCTTGGACGTGCTAGCACTCAAAGATTATTGGGTAGTAAACGCTACAAATACCGACTATTTACGCGACGCTGTGGCTCCTTACTCAACGGATGCAGTGCGCAAGGGTATCGACTTGCTACAGGTTGACCTAAATACTTTCGTGAGTGATTACGACCAATTTAAAGATATTAAAGCTACCGACGTCGACGCTTTCCAATATGCCGACAATAATATGCTGGATTGCAAGGCAGCACTTGCGCAGCTTTGCGATATCTTACAGGCTCGTTTTTTGTTGGAATCTGGGCAGTATTGGCTAGTTTCTGCGGCCGAGTATTTAGATACAACTGTGGCATATCGCCAGTTTACCTATACTCTGCAATATATTGGGACTGGCTCCTATTTGCATACGGTACAACTTGGAACCGATGCACGCCCGCAATGGATCGCGAAGCCTTCGCTGAGTTATCAGGCGGCTGCAAAATACGTGCAAGTTGACACGGAGCGGATGCTAGGGACGGGAGTTTATCGGACTTATCAAAACAAAACCGACGCGCTTTTAAACAAAGCGTTTACGCAAATTCCCACAGGAACAAATCCAGATGAGGCTCCGCTGCGTATTAGGTTTGCTATCAAATTTCAGCGCTTTATTTTTACAACCTCGCCAACAGGGCCAGAAGATGAGAGTATTGTAGCTATTAAAATTTGGCTTACGGATTCCAGCGGTAACAAAAAAATCCTAGACAATACAAATTTTTACTGGGTAACTGGCACCGTAGTGCCCGCAAGATACGAAAAAATTAAAACGGATTTACAGAGCACAACGTGGACTAGTTTTGTGTTTGATAAGCAGGTAAGCACAGCGCCTGCAGGATTTACAACTTTAAACGTTGAAGTTACACAGGTAGCGGCTACAAAAACAACTTATAATGTTTTTGGAAATGCAAGCGGCTACAATTCTACAATCAAAGAATTTTGGGGCAGTATACAGGTTGCTTTTGGGGACGCTTCGCCTTACCAAAACCCTGATTTTACTTTTAACGTAACCGAAACCTACACGCCAGACAGTGCAAACGCTGTAAACTCTACGCCAATAATTCTAGAGCCGAAATATTACTACAGCTCAAGCAAATACGCGATAGGCAATATTGAGGCCTACAACTCCAGCAATCAGTGGGTAATTGCAGACGATTGGTATGGCGGTTGGGATTCCACAAGCCACGGATCACCTACCGAGATGCTTGGGGAAGGTGTTGCAGGGTTGTATAAGGATTTCGTCCCAACTATACAAGGCACTTGGGTGGATGCTGGAACTTTGACAGCGATTAAATCCCTGTATTTCGACACTTATAAATGGCTGTTTAATGGGGCAGTATACAGCGCACGCTCTGAGCAATGGGCAGGCGAGTGGTTGGGGTTGATTCCAGTATACACAGGTTTAACCTCTAGCGGCGAAGGGCTTAAAGTTGGCACAGGGTTAAAGGATCGCGTGAATTACCACGAGGAACAAATCGGCCGCTTAAATGATTCAGTACAGCGCACGCCTGCTCTGGTGTTGGATCACCTAGTAAATGAGGCAAACGGCGGCGCGGTTGAAGTGCCTACACAAAATACTCGCTACGAGGTAATGGTGCAGTACAATTACGCCGATGAGCAAATGGTTTGGCACCTGCAAGAGCATAACGCGCCAGTTACCTACACAGCAGGAACGCATACTATTACGAACGGTTACGAAACAATACTCTGCGATTCTACCGATGGCAACGTAACAATCAATTTACCACCTGCGCCAGATAGCAAAGGCAAAAAGTACTACTTTATTAAAGTAAATAACGGCAACGTTGTAACAATTAGCGGCAACGGTTATAATATAAGCGGAGCAGGCAGCACTACAATAGGCAATCACTACGGCAGCAAAACAATTATCTGCGATGGGGCTGTATGGTACATTATTGCAACCGTGTAAATTAGTTGCAAATGTTACGCAATTGCGTTGCTATTTTTGAGGTATGGCACAAGCAAGCGCAGACATTATAGCAGGCTCGCAGGGTTTTAAATACCACGCGGCTGCGACAGTTACCTCAGTTAGTTACGACGCAGTTGTACCTACCGAGGACACTGTATTTACTTCTTTTACCGTAACCCAAGAGAACGGCACAGCTACCAATGTATTGAGCGCCCGCGGAATGAGCGGCGTTACTTTCCAGCAAGGGGCTTATTTGCCAGCGGGTAAGGGTAATAAAATTACTGGCTTTGTAATTAGTTCTGGTTCTGTAATCGGTTACTAAAATGCTAGTAAGTCAAAACCTCGGACTTGGCACGCGAGGCACGGCATACAAAGGGCAGGGCTGGGCTCTGGTTAAGTTGTATAAGTCGCGCGTTACTGCTGACGGCGGTTATTATGAGGGCATTGGTTGCCTACTTAGAAAACTTAACAACTTGTAAAAATGAGCGATTTATTAAATAAGGCGAGTCTGGTAGTTATTCCCAGCGGCTATAAAGAAGACACCGTTTACAGCGTAGTACCCACCGACGGCAGCGGCGATTTAAGTTTCACCCGTGCATCCAACGGAACGCGCATAAATAGCGCGGGATTGGTGGAGGTTTGCCCGTGGAATTTGTTGCAGTATAGCGAACAAATTGACAATGGGGTTTGGACAAAATTTAGCCCGACATCTGTAACCGCAGACACTACAACCGCCCCAAATGGAACTGCAACGGCTGACACAATTTCAACAAGCGCAACCGCAGTAATACGACAAAGCGTTACATTGAATGCAAATGAAACTTATACTTATTCGATTTATGTAAAAAAAATAAGTTATGATTTTTTTGGATTTCAAAGTTTGATTAGTGGCACGGGTGTAAAATCAGTTTTTGATTTAAGTAATGGCACAGTAACAAGTCAAGGAAGCGGACACACTGCATCAATAGAAAGTGTGGGGAACGGATGGTACAGATGTATTATAACTTTTAATGTTGGTTCGAGTGCTTCAAATATATTTGATTTAGCAGCGGATGGAACAAGTTCAACATTAAGGACATTTTACGCGTGGGGCGCACAAACAAACATCGGCGCAACCGCCAAGCCCTATTTCCCCACTACCGACCGATTAAATGTACCACGCCTAACCTACCAAAATGGCGGGGGCGGGTGTCCTAGTTTGTTGTTGGAGAAACAGAGTACGAATTTGGCTTTATATAGTGAGCAGTTTGATAATGCAAGTTGGATTAAATTGAATGGCTCAGTAACGGCAAACATCGCAGTTTCGCCAGATGGAACACAAAACGCAGATTCTTTTATCCCCAATACTACATCGGGAATTCATGCTTTGCGTTCAAACCTTTTTAACCAAAGCGCTACCGCATCGCATTCTTGGTTTGTCAAAGCAAACGGATATACAAAAATCGCAGTTCGTGAAAGTGAACTTGTAGGTAATTATGCTACATTCAATTTAACAACGGGTACTCTTATTTCAACAAATCAAACGGGAAGTATTCAAAATTTGGGTAATGGTTGGTATCGTTGTACATTGGTTGACACCACAACGGGAGTAAATGCTCAAACATCAATAGTTGTTTTACCTGATAGTTATACAAGCGGTGACCCAATAGTTGTAAATTGGTCAGGAGATGGAACAAGCGGAGTGTATGTTTTCGGGGCGCAAATTGAGGTCGGCTCATACGCCACATCCTACATACCAACAACCTCATCAAGTGCCACAAGGGTGGCGGATGTATGTTCAAAGACGGACATTAGTTCGTTGATTGGCCAGACGGAAGGGGTTATTTTTGTGGATTTTGATTTTAATGCAAAGTTTTCATCAAGCGGAGTTATCCCGATTTCGGCAAATAACCCATCGGTGAGTGGAAATGTTTGCTATATTTTTGTTACAACTAGCAATGATTTGCTTATTGAAATGTCAAACTCTTCAGGAGTTCAATGTAGTATTATAGGTTCAATTGGCGCAGTTGGTCGCAAAAAAATAGCATTTGCGTATAAACAAAATGATTTTGTTGTTTATATGAATGGAACTCAAATTGGAACTGACACAAGCGGTTCCGTTGTAGCATTGTCAAGATTGCGCGTTGGGGGCTATCTTACCAGTACGGATTTTGACCTAAATAGCGGAATTAACCAAGCCATCCTATTCCCAACCCGCCTTTCAAACGCGGAACTTGCATCACTAACCACAATTTAACACAATGAAATTCCAAAAATTTGAGTTCACCCCAAGCGAATGGGCAACACTCCAAAAAGACATACAACAAACCACAACCACCCCAAGCGGGGAAACCGTGACAACTTGGAAAGATTGCGCAGTTGTTGAAATTGGGTTTATTGTGATTACGCCCGCCGTAATGGACGGAATGACAATAGTTACCCCCGCAGTTTTGAGCGACAAGTGGGCGGTAGATATTCTGTTTTATGCAGAACCACCCGCATCATTCGCCCCGTTTGAGGTGTTCCCAAAGCCGTGCGGGGTGCATACTTTTTCGGGTGATGACAGCCTTTATTTAAAAACTTTCTGCGCGAAATACCCAGACTCTGACTACTGCAAACTACCAGAACCTGTAATAAATGAAACAATTTAACAATGACACTACGGCGGCCATTGCTACGGCTATTAGCGGCTCTTCGGCCCTCATTACTTTTACTCAGGCTTGGCAGCCAGTTATTACTTTTTGTGTGGGTATTCTCGGTATTATTTCGGGCATTCTGGCTGTGGTGTACTGGACCAAAAAAATAAATAGACTTAATGGCAAAGGCTAAAACTAGCACAACTGCAACCTTTACGCCCAAGGCTAAAAAGAAACTGCGCAGGCACACTAAGCACATTAACAAGCATAAGTCATGCAAACCAAGCAAAGGCCAAGGCTAAAGTTTAAAAGTTACTTCGAGCCCACGCCTAAGCGCTTACGGGTTTTAGGTGACAGCATAGCCGCTGCCTCTTTGTTTGTTGCTGGTTTAAACATTGACCACCCTAAACTTATGTTGGCCTGCGGTATAGCGGGCGCTGTTGGTAAATTTGTTACTAACTTTTTTACAGATGAAACGCCTTAAAGACTTCGCGTTAGACTTGTTTCTACTGGCTTGCATAGCCTTTGCAGTTTATGCCCTTTTATTTGCCGTTAAAACGAATAGAAAGCAGCGAGAGCGCTATGTATATGTAAACAGCATTTCAATGCAGCACGACACGCTAGAACGCGTTAAACTTAAATACAAAACATTACGCGACACCCAGCGAATTTTAAATACTAAATATGAAACGCTTTATATTGTGCTTGCTGGTGACACTAGTTGCTCAGCAACCCGCCGCTTATTGTCAATGCACAGACTCCTCGACTCTTGCGGCAAGTAATTACTATTTATTAAAAGGTGCCGAGGCTCGCGAGCAGTTAGCGCTGTGCCGTGAATACCGCAAAATTGACAGCGCGGTAATTGCAGAGCAGGACAAAATACAGTCTAAGTTATTGGACGAGTTGCAGGCCAGACACAAAAAGGTAACACGCTTTAAAAACCTATGCACTATTTTAGCGGCGGTTACTATTGTCGCCCTGCTATTATGAAAACTAACAATGTTTATATAACCCGCTCTAAGTTTGTAGAAAGCAAAACGCTTTTAATTAGTGACTGCCACTGGGACAACCCACACTGCGACCGCGAGCTACTGGCTAAGCATATGCAGGAGGCAGTAGACGGAGGCCACGACATACTTATTAACGGGGATTTATTTTGCTTAATGCAGGGCAAATATGACGGGCGCCGTAGCAAGTCCGACATAAGGCCAGAGCATAACGGCAGCCGCTACTTAGACTTAGTTATAGACACGGCAGTAGAATGGTTTAAACCTTACGCCAAAAACATTAAGGTTATAGGCTACGGCAACCATGAGACTAGTATACTGCGCCACTGTGAAACGGATGTTATAGAGCGCTTTGTAAGTGCTTTAAACGCTGTTACTGGGGCGACTATACAAGTGGGCGGCTATGGTGGCTGGGTAATATGGCAGTATTGCAGTAGCAGCGAAGTTAACATGAGCTATAAACTTAAATACTTTCACGGCTCAGGCGGTGGCGGACCCGTTACAAAGGGCGTTATACAATTTAACCGAATGCAAACAATGGTAGAAGGCGCAGACGCTATTTGGATGGGGCATGTACACGAAAGCACAGAGTTAACCTATACAGTAGAGCGCTTGGACCGTCACAATTCTATAAAACTTAAGGACATTTTAATGATTAGGACACCGTCCTACAAAGAGGAATATAACGACGGGCAGGGCGGCTGGCATGTAGAGAGAGGGGCGCCACCAAAGCCACTAGGCGGGCGCTGGTTAATTCTTAAACCTGGCTACAATAGGCACAAAATAGGACAGCAATACTCGATGGAAGCCTACACCTATAAAACGAATTAAGCATGTACAATATAGCACAATTAAAGCGGACCATTACGGGGCTAGGTTACAAATGGTTTGACGAGGGCGACTACAACCTAAATATAATAGGCGTGCGAAATTCTAGCACTGGCCTTAAAGTTACAAACGCCTTCGACGACGACATAATTATAGCCTATAAGGTTAAAGACAACTGGGAATTGTTAACCTATAAGTTTACTACTGACAACGGCGCAGGCACAGCACGGCTAAAAGCGGGGCAGTATAGAGGCGCCTACATGTTAGGCTTACACCAAGGCAAGTATAAAGCCCTAAGGCAATGCGGCCCAGTGGTAGTGTATAGAGACTTTAAAAACGACGGCGTCTACCAAGAGGAGAGAACCGAGCGGGGAGTGTTTGGTATTAACATACATAAGGCAGGCGTAGACTCTATAAGAGTGGACCGCTGGAGCGAAGGCTGTCAGGTGTTTAAACGCACCCAAGACTTTAACAAATTTATGGCAATATGTGAAATTTCTGCCGAAATATGGGGAAACTCTTTTACCTACACGCTTATTAATTCCAGCGACTTGACGCGGTAACTGGTATTATAATACGCAAAAACATATAATTTAGTCGGTTTTATTACACATTATACCTAAAAGCGTATAATAGTGACGGCTTTTCTACGCATTAAGCAAGTCTAAAATAGGCAGCAGAATGCCTTTGCTGGTATTCTCGTCGCCTCCTCTTATGTCTTTGTCTGTTCCAATGTGCTTACGCGCTATAATTTTAAGGCGGGGCACGCTAATTAATATGTAGGTGCCCTTAACCTCAAAGCAATAATAGTCTGCTTGCGTAGTTGCAATGCCTGAGCGCTTGCCTCTACTTTCATACTCTACAAATACATTACCAGTTTTATGCGCTAGCTTGTCGCTCTTAACTTCTATGCGTTTGTCTTGCAGCACGGCAGCCAGTTCCTTTTCGGCCATTTGCCCCACAATTAAATCAAACGCAAAGTCGTTATTAAACTGCATTACTTTTTAATAGCCTCGTTAATTGCAGCAACCGCCTT